CTCGACCGGATCGACCAGAAACTGAATCAATGAGCGACCGACAATTCCAGACTCTGCGTGAGGCAGGCGTTTCCCAGACCGGGATTCGCCCCCGCTTTGCGCCGATCAGGAATGAGACCAGCCTGACGAATCCCGGCAGTGAGTTTCTCGCCTCCATCATGGGGAACAGTGGCCCGCTGGGCGCGAAAGTGAATGAGATCACGGCGCTGGGCGTCTCGACGGTCTACGCCTGTGTGCATTACATCGCCCAGATTGTCAGCACGCTGCCGCTGGAACTGTATGTCCAGAAGGGGGACAGCCGGACGCCGGCCGTGGGACATCCTGCCAGGCGGGTGATGCGGACGCGGCCAAACCCGATCATGGTGAGCAGCGATGTCCGCTATGCGCTGGCCTTTAATCAGGCCCTCCACCACAACGCCTACGCGCAGCTGGTCTATGACCGTGCGGGGCGGATCGCGGAGATTTACCCGCTGCGGACGAGGAACGTATCAATGACGATGCGCGGGAACTTCCCCCGCTATACGGTCACGAGCGACAGTGGCAGCAAAGAGCTGGGCTTCGACAAGATTCTGCACCTGCGCGGGATGTCGCCGGATGGGCTGAAAGGTCAGGGGCCGATTAGTCTTTGTGCCAATCTGATCGGGCTGGCTCAGGCTCTGGAGGATAATTCCAGCCGGTTCTTTTCCAATGGCTCCCGGCCCGGAATGGTCTACACGGCAGCCCCCGGGGTCAACCTGACGGAGCAGCAGCGGAATGCGCTGAAAGATCAACTTAACTCTGCGTATCAGGGCGTCGATAACTTCTTCAGGACGATGGTCTTGGAAGGCGGCGGGAAGATGGAGATGACCCGCAGCGCCAATGATAGCAGTCAGTTCGACGAGATCGCCAAGCGGACGCACCAGCAAATCTGCCAAGTGTTCGGGGTGCCGCCGCACAAGGTGGGGATTCTGGACAACGCCACCTTTTCCAACATTGAACAGCAGCAAATCCAAGCAGTGCAGGATTTGTTCTTGCCATGGTGCAAACGGTGGGAAGAAGCCTTTGCCGGAGCTTTACTGCTCCCGGCGGAACAGGATAACCACTACTGGAAACACAACCTTAACGGACTACTCCGAGGTGATGCTGCGGCCCGCTTTAGCGCCTACAGCACGGGCCTGCAGAACGGCATCTACAGCATCAACGAGGTGAGGGGTTACGAAGACCTTGACCCGATCGAAGGCGGCGACACGCACGTTCGCCAGCTCAACATGGCGGACATCTTAGCAACCGCGGTTGTGTCGGAGCCGCCCGCGCCAGCACCCGCGCAGACCGCCGTCAATATCCTGCCATTGGTCATGCACTGGCAACCCCAGCCGCAGCCGCAGCCGCAGGCCCCGCCTGATATTAGGATCAACGCCGATGACATCAAGCAGCCTGAAGCGGCTGCGGAGCAGCGCGTGGAACTATGGGCGCACGCCGTGAGCGACGACTTCAAGGAGGAGCTGGAGCGACGCGGGACATACAACCCCTCGACCATTGGCCGGGATCATACGCCGAAGCGGCACAACACTGACGAACCAGCTCAAGACCGATGAAACGCAAACGCAACCGCATCACCAATCTGGCCGACAGCACCCGCTCTGGCGATCCCGCCAAGCTCAAGACGGTGTGGGAAAATGCCGCGAAGATTCAGAAACCGCAGGCGCTGTCCCATGAGCTTCTTATCTACGACCGGATCGGCTCTGACTACTTTACTGGCGGCGGGATCACCCACCAATCTGTGACGGACTGGCTGGCTGGACTGGAGCCAAGTAATTCTGCGATCACGGTCAGGATTAACTCACCGGGTGGCGATGTCTTTGAGGGCGTCGGCATCTATAATGCCTTGGTGGCATGGCAGGCGGGGCAGGATGACCGCAAGATTACGGTCAAGATTGATGCGCTGGCGGCTTCGATTGCTTCGGTGATTGCGATGGCCGGCGATGAGATCGTGATTGGTGGCAATGCCATGATGATGATTCACCGGGCCAGCACGATCACCATGGGGAACGCTGCTGACCACCTGAGCACTGCATCCACGCTGGAGAGCATCGACCAGATTATTGTCGATACCTATGAGGCCCGCACTGGCCAGAAGCCAACCGACCTCAAGGGATGGTTGGATGCCGAGACTTACATGACGGCGGCGGAATCCGTGGAACGCGGGTTCGCTGACCGATCCGAAACTTTGAAGGGGAAACCGGAGACCAAAGACCCGGAATACCTGGAAGACCAATCCGTGGCGCGTCTGGCAGCCGCCCGGCTGCTGGTGGCTCAGATGGGCCGTCCGACAGTCACCGCACACGCCGCAAACTGATAACACAAACACCCATAATAACATGAAAAAGAAACCGTTGATCGTCCTGCCAGTCTTGGCATTCTCCCTCACCTTCCTGACCATGGACGCCAGCCCGCTGGATGCCGTCCATGCGAAGATCAAGGCCGTGGCCGCTGATGCCGACAAAATCCTCGCCGGGGCCAAAGATGGCTTGAGTGAGTCCGACCTGGCCAAGGTCAAAGAATACCACGGCATGGTGGATGGCCTCAAAGCTACCGCCAAAGCCCTGGAAACCCAGAGCCAGCTTGGTGCCTACCTCGACAGCGTCCCTGACAGCGAGAAGCGCAAGGTTATCTTGGATGCCTCTGGCCTGTCCAATCAGGACGCCTCTGATGCCGAGCGCTTCAGCTTCCGTCGTCTCATCGTGGGTCAGCTGGCCGGCGGCAAGCTCGACGGTGCCGAGGCTGAGATGGTGGCACAGGGCGCTAAAGATGCGGTGCAGCTGGCCAGCCAAGGGAGCCATGTTCCCCGCGCCGTGCTCGCCACCATGTTCGCCAACCGCTTCCGTAACGACCTGACCGCTGGCGGCACTGGCACTGGTCTGGAAGTCCTCACCCGTGAGCCTTTGCGCGGGATCGTCGATCCCTTCTACGAGGCCATGGTGACCCGCACTCTGGGCGCTCAGTTCCTCAGTGGTCTACAGGGCAATATCCCATTCCCCAAGATGGGCCGCGACTCGACCAAGCCAGCCTTCGCTGCTGAGAATGGCGCTTCCACCGAGCTAACCCCAACCAGCAGCCTGATCACCCTCTCGCCTAAGCGCATCCCTGCTCATGTGGAGCTGTCCAAGCAGCTCCTCCTCCAGACTGACCCAAGCATCGAAGCGTGGGTGCGGAATAACCTCCTGCAGGAAATCGCCATCATCTGGGAGAAGGCTGTCATCCATGGCACTGGCTCCAGCAATCAGCCCACCGGGATCGTTGCCACCGCCGGCATCGGCTCTGTGGCCGGCGGCACCAACGGCCTCGCCCCAACCTGGGCGAACATCGTGGACCTCGAAACCGCGCTGGCCAACAACGATGCGGCCACCGGGAACCTCGCCTACCTCACCAACTCCAAGGTGCGCGGCTCCCTCAAGAAGATCAGCATTGAGGCCAGCACCAACGCCGAGAAAATCTGGAGCCGCACCACTCCTGAACTCCCGCTCAACGGCTACGTGACCGGGGTTTCCAACTGCGTTTCCTCCACCCTCACCAAGGGCACTTCCTCCGGGGTTTGCTCCGCGATCATCTTCGGCAATTTTGCTGACTTGGTTATCGCTCAGTGGGGTGGTCTTGACGTTCAGGTCAACCCTTACAGCCTCGACACCACCGGACTGGTCCGCATCACTGCTGCCGCCTTTGGTGATAACGCGGTGCTCCGGGCTGGCTCCTTTGCCGCGATGCTCGATGCGCTGACTGCCTAATTTTGTTGGTGGTCATATGATAAGCCGGGGCGGGGATACGTCGCCGCCCCGGCACTTCTTCTTTTTTGTTATGAAATTCCTGATAAACTCCGACTGCCTGATTGGTGGCCAGCATATCGCCGAGGGGACCGTGGTGACCGTGACTGATGATGTGGCCGTGGAGCTGATGCTGGCAAACCGCGGTCGCGTGGTGCCGGAGGATTATACTGCGCCTGCCGAGGTGCCGACTGAAGAGCCTGCCAAAGTGGCCAAGCCTACGAAAAAATGATTCCTTCTGCTGCCATCTCCCAGCTGGTCACTGCGCCTGCGATTGAGCCGATTACCCTGGCTCAAGCGAAGGAGCACCTGCGGGTGGATGGTAGCGATGAGGATTCGCTGATCGGGCTTTGCATCACGGCGGCACGGGATCGGATCGAGAATGAATGCCGGAGGGCTTTTGTCCGGCAGAAGTGGATTGCCTATATCACGGGCGATTTCGCCGAGGGGGTGGTGGTGGAACTGCCCCGCGCCAGACTGATGGCGGCGGAGACCTTTTTGTTGGAATACCGGAACGACGCTGGCACTTGGACGGCATGGGCAAACACTGCCCAGCAGCCTGCCAGAGAACCGGCGCTGCTCTGGCT